ATAAGAATGAGCTTGCTGTTGATGGTGATTTGTCGTATTTAAATTTAGATTGGACACCTGTTCCTATAATTCCTAAGTTTGTTGATATTGTTGTTAATGGTATGTCTGACCGACAGTTTAAGGTTAAGGCGTATTCTCAAGATGCTATGTCTCAATCTAAGAGAAGCAAGTATCAAGACATGGTTGAAGGGCAGATGCTTAATAAGCCATTACTTGAGAAAATACAAAAAAATACAGGAGTTAATCCTTTTACTGTTAGTCCTGATGAATTACCTCAAACAGATGAGGAGCTTGCATTATATATGCAGCTCAAATACAAGCCTGCTATTGAGATAGCCGAGGAGACTGCTGTGAATACAATGTTTGATGAGAATCATTACGATGATATCAGAAAACGACTTGATTATGATTTAACTGTTCTTGGAGTAGCAATAGCTAAACACGAGTTTCTTCCAGGAGCTGGAATACAAATTGACTATGTAGACCCTGCTAATGTGGTGTATAGTTACACCGAAGACCCTCACTTTAAGGATTGTTTTTATTGGGGTGAGATTAAAACTGTTCCAATAATAGAATTAAAGAAAATAGACCCAACATTAACTAATGTTGATTTAGAAGAGATATCTAAGTATGGTGGAGCTTGGTACGATTACTACAACGTAGCTCAGTACTATGACAATGACATATTCTATAGAGACACTACTACTCTTATGTACTTCAACTACAAGACAACTAAAGAGGTTGTGTACAAGAAGAAGATTAAAGAGAATGGCAACATCTCTATGGTAGAAAAAGATGACCAGTTTAATCCACCTGAAGAAATGATGGATGAAGGGTCATTTGAGAAAGTATCTAAGACTATTGACGTATGGTATAACGGTGTTATGGTCATGGGGACTAACATTATACTTAAGTGGGAGATGTCTGAGAATATGGTTCGACCTAAGTCTGCATCTCAGCACGCTATGCCTAATTATGTGGCAGTAGCTCCAAGAATGTACAAAGGTACAATTGAGTCATTAGTTAGGAGGATGATACCATTCACTGACTTAATTCAGATTACTCACTTAAAGCTACAGCAAGTAATATCTAGAGTAGTCCCTGATGGTGTGTTCATTGATGCTGACGGTCTTAATGAGGTTGACCTTGGTACAGGAGCAGCATACAATCCAGAGGATGCTTTAAGACTATACTTCCAAACAGGTAGTGTGATTGGTAGAAGCTACACAGGAGATGGTGAGTTTAATAACGCAAGAGTTCCAATACAGCAGTTAACAGCTAACTCAGGAGCATCTAAATCTCAAATGCTTATAGGTAACTATAATCATTACTTAAATGAGATACGTAACGTAACAGGATTAAATGAGGCTAGAGATGGAAGTAGTCCTGACCCTAACTCTTTAGTTGGTCTACAAAAACTTGCAGCAGCCAACTCAAATACAGCTACTAGGCACATATTAGATGGAAGTCTTTATATGTATAGAACATTAGCTGAAGGGTTATCATATCGGGTGGCTGATGTTTTGCAGTATGCCGATTTTAAAGATGAGTTTATTAATAAGATAGGTAAGTATAATGTATCTATACTTAATGATATAAACGAGTTGTATATGTATGACTTTGGTATATTCATTGAGATATCTCCTGACGAAGAGCAGAAGGGTATGCTAGAGCAGAACATACAGATGGCATTATCTAAGGGTGATATAAATCTTGAGGATGCTATTGACATACGTGAGATTAGAAATCTTAAACTTGCTAATCAATTATTGAAGGTTAAGCGTAAAGCAAAACAAGACCGTGAGGAAAAGATGCAAATGCAGCAACAGCAAATGCAGGCACAGATTCAACAACAATCTCAGGAGATGGCTGCACAGACTGCTGCACAGAACATACAATTAGAGACTCAAGCTAAGATGCAGTTAAAGCAAGCTGAGGTTGCGTTTGATATTGAGAAACTCAAGAATGAAGCAGACTTAAAACTCATGCTTATGGATAAAGAGTTCCAAATGAATATGCAGCTTAGGGGTATGGAGGTTGAATCTTTGTCTAGTAGAGAGAAGGATAAAGAGGACGCTAAGGCTAAGAGAATTAGCCAACAAAATACAGAACAGTCTAAGTTAATAAACCAACGTAAGAATAACTTGCCTCCAATGAGTTTTGAATCAAACGAGGATAGTTTAGATGGTTTTGACTTAGCAGAATTTGAGCCAAGATAATATGATAGACCCCATAAAACGAAATAGAAAAAAAAATTTACAGAGCTTGCCAAGGAATAGTTCAGGTAGAGATGCTACTGTAAAAATGGCTACATACGAGTATAATAGAAATGGAAAAACTAAATATGGTGCAGCCCCTACTATTACATTTAAAGATAATGAGCCAGCAAAACCACAGACATTTAAACAAGCTTTAGATGCCGGAGAAGTTTATGAATTTAATAAACAAAAAAGAGCTGAAAGATTTGCTGCAGGGAGTTGGAAAAAAGGAAAAGATAAAAGAGAAGCTATGAAGGCATATCGGCTATCAAAAAAGTCTGAGTAAAAAATAACTAATTTTGCAAAAATAAAATCTAATGGAATTAAAAGTAAGAGCCGTTGAGGCAGTAGAAGAAAAGTCTATTCAGGAAGTTGAGCAACAACTGCTTGAACAGCACGAAGAAAAGTTTAGTGAAGAGACTGTAGAGCAGGAAGAAGAGCATCCTGAATACATAGCCCCTGAACTAAGAGAAGAAGATGTTCTTTCATTTATTAAGAACAAGTACGGAAAAGACATTAACTCGCTTGATGAGTTAACTGCAGCTAGAGAGTCTGAAGAATTACCTGAAGACGTATCTGCATACTTTAAGTACAAAAAAGAAACAGGTAGAGGCATTGAAGACTTTGTTAAGCTTAACAAAGACATAGATGACTCAGACCCTGATACATTGCTAAAGGAATATTTCTTTGCTACTGAGGATGGATTAGATGCAGAAGACATCGAATCTATGATGGAAGACTACATCATTGATGAAGACTTTGATGAAGAATCAGATGTAAAGAAAAAGAAAATAGCACGTAAAAAGATTATTGCTAAAGCTAAAAAGTATTTTGAAGAGCAAAAGGAAAAGTACAGAGTTCCCCTTGAGTCAAGAGGGAGTTCTATTTCTGAAGGCGAAGCAGAAGAGATGGCAGCTTACAAACAATACATAGAGTCCGCAAAGACCTACGAGGAAGAGGCAGGCAGAAAGCGTGATTGGTTTCATAAGAAAACTGATGACGTATTCGGAAGTGAGTTCAAAGGTTTTGAGTTCACGCTTGACGATAAGAAAATTGTCTTCTCCCCTGGCGATGCAACAGAGTTAAAGAAAATACAATCAAATCCACAGTCCTTTATATCAAAGTACTTGGATGAGAATGGTATGATTTCGGATGCTGTTGGATACCACAGGTCATTGTCTCTCGCAATGAATCCCGACAAGTTTGCTAAGTTCTTTTATGAGCAAGGTAAAGCGGAGGCTACTGATGATGGAATGCGTAAGATTAAAAATATAAATATGTCTGAGCGTTCAACACCACAGGTAACTTCAAAGGGCGGGTTTCAAGTAAAATCTCTAAACGACAGTTCGGGAAGAGGATTAAAAATTAAAAGTAAAAACTAAAAATTATGTCACAATTACAAGCAAGCCCAGGTTTTAACCTGCAACCAAGTGCTGAAAAGACTGCACTTTCTACTAATTACATTACCGACTTCAACTTCTTGAATCAGTATCTTCCTGATACCTATGAGAAAGAATTTGAGAGATATGGTAACCGTACAATCGCATCTTTCTTACGTATGGTAGGAGCTGAGATGCCTTCTAACTCCGACCTTATCAAATGGA